AATGGGGTAAGCGCCTTTCGGCAAGCGAAGGCTCATGCCAACCCCTCGAACACGTTTGTCGAAGCCGGTTGCCCTGCTGCTGGCACGCCGCTTGATCTAGCGCCGTTTCGGGACAGCCAGTTGTTGAGGAACGAACCCCAACGACTCTTCGCCTTGTCCGGGTTGGCTAAAACCCAAGCCCGTGCCTTGCGGAGTTCGACATCGACATCGAGGTCTGGGTAGGCGTCCCGCCATGCTGGGATGAGGGGGTCGACGTTGACCCACTCCCCGGCGGTCCAGTCAAAGTCCACCTTGAGGGGTCGGCTAGTAGTTGTAGTTTTTGTTTTTGGTTTCTGGTTATCGGTTATCGGTTTGCATTGGGTTGGCATTGGGTTCTTGATGGGTTCTTGATGGGTGCTTGATGGGTTCTTGATGGGTTCTTGATCCGAACCCTTCCATCGCATCGAAGAAGCCCGCCGACCTGCGTCCTGCAAGCCTCGGTACTTGGCAATCTCGTCGTCGCACCGGGCGTTGGTCCAGCCAGCGTCCGTGAGCAAGAAGAACTCACGCAGCACCGCCTCAACCGCGTCCTCGTGATCGCGCATCGCGATCAGGCGAGCGCACGCCTTGATGTCGGCGGGGAGCGGCTGCTCCTCCGTGTAGTAGGCGTCCATTAGCCGCCGGTAGGCGAGGTCTTCCATGAGGGACAGATGCCTCGTCTTGGTCATGTAGTCCCGAATGTGGAACAGGTACTTAAACACGATCGAATCCCCTTGTTTCCCCAAGTTTCTGTCGGAGCCTACCGCCTGCGCCGGAGGTCGTCAAGACATCATGCTAACTCACCCACGTTAACCATGTTTAACCAATATGTCTTGACGTTAACCGACGTTTAACCTGACACTACGCCGTCGTGCGTTATTTTATGCACTTATCCACTTGACAGGGTCTGGACACAGCCAGTACTGTGTGTTTCGGAAAGGGGGACGTATGAACGACCAAGACGTGAGCAAGGAGACGCTGCTGACAGCGATTCAGCGAATCGCAGCAGGCATGGGGACAGTCGATGACGCCGCGCTATTCGCGAGGGCGCTCGGGCTGGATTGGGTTGCTACAGAAGAGGGGAACGAGGATGAGTGAGACGACGTACAAGCAACTGCGCGAAGTCGATGTAACGGCGTTCGTCGAGAAGAAGAACGGACTGTCGTACCTGTCGTGGGCGTGGGCTGTTGACCAGTTGCTGTTGCGAGACAACAGCGCGACGTGGGAGTACCGCTGGGACAACGGAGTCCCGTTCACGCGGATCGGCGAGACCGCGATGGTCTTCTGCACGGTGACCGCATTCGGCGTGTCGCGCACCGCGCAACTGCCTGTGATGAATCACCGCAACCAGCCGATCCCAAACCCCAACTCGTTCGAGTTGAACACTGCCATGCAGCGATGCCTTGCCAAGGCGATCTCGATGCACGGGCTGGGTATGTTTCTTTACATTGGCGAAGACCTCCCGCCCTCTGACGTTAAGGATGAGGAGGCGGAGAAGGCGCGTCAGGCGCGTGTCGCCGAACTCGCCGGGATGTTCAAGGCTGCGAACACGCTGGAGGAACTTGCGACGGTATGGGGATCACTCACGGGGGAGGAGCAGAAATGGATGGCGGCGTTGAAGGACGCACGGAAAGCAACCCTTTCCAACGAACTGACGAGTGGTTCAAAGCCCGGGAAGGGAAACTCACCTGCTCCTCGTTCGGGGAAGCCCTCGGCTTCGTCGGCAGTTGGCAACGCTGCTACCGCCGCCTGAAGGGGATCGAAGTGTTCGAGGGCAACGAGGCGACGAAGTGGGGGGAGGAGAACGAACCCGTCGCCCTGAACGTCTACGCTGGCGCTACGGGGCTGAACGTCCAGCAAGTCGGGTTCGTCCAGCACCCGACTATTGCGTGGATTGGCGGCTCTCCCGATGGGCTTACGGACCACCGCCTTGTCGAGATCAAGTGTCCGTTCGGGCAGAAGGTCTACGAGGAGGTGCCGTCTCACTACATGGCGCAAGTACAAGGTCTGCTCGAGGTAACCGAGAAGCCGTGGGCTGACCTAGCCGTGTGGACCCCCACGAAGATGCGCGTCTTCACGATCGAGCGCAGCGAGAAGTACTGGGAATGGATGTACCCGAGGCTTGCAGAGTTCTGGGCTTACGTCCAAGCGGGTGTGGAGCCGCCCCGCGCAACCAAGTCGGCTTTTGATTACGGGCAGTTGGTTCACAACGTGTCCGACTTTGAGATACGCCTACCGCTATGAATTGGTTCGACGAGCAACGGGCGATAGCCGAGAGGCTCGTCGCCGTGATGGTGGAAGACCACAAGCACGAGGTCTACGAACACAACCTCGAGGAAACCGTGCGAGGTCTAATGCACAAATTGGAAGAGCGCGACAGAGAGATCGTTGCTCTCCGAAACAAGATTCACACGTTGACTGTAAAGGAGGAAGTAAGTGGCTGACGCATACGAAATCAAAGACGGTACCGCCTCGCTGTTCCGGGTGGAGGAGAAGCAGTCTGACAAGCACCCCGACTACACCGGGAAGGGCAAGTACAAGGGCGAGATGGTTTACCTGTCCGCTTGGATTCGCGAGTCGAAGAGCGGCAAAAAGTATCTGTCCATCGCGATCAGCGAGCCGAGGGAGAAGGATTCCTCGCCTGCCAAACCGAGTGGCGGCAAGAGTTTTGCTGACATGAAGGAAGACCTGCCATTCTGATGGAGACGCAAGTGATCAACGTAGAAAAGGGACGACCGATCCCTCCCTCCACGAAGGGCAAGTACCCGTTCCGCGACATGGAAATCGGGGACTCATTTTGGGTTCCTGATGGTCGCAACGCCGAGTCAACCAAGAACACCGTCCGCTCTGCCGCCACGACGTACTCGAGGCGCAACGGCGTGAAGTTTACGGTTCGTCGAGACGAGGGCGGGTATCGGGTGTGGAGGACTGAGTGATGTGGTGGGCTATCGCTGACTTCATTGTTGGACCGGTCGGGCGATGGCTCATCCTCGCCGCTGCTTTCGCCGCGACAGGGGTGACTGGGTTCTTGAAGGGAATGGAGTACCAAGAGGGGAAGGTGGCGAAAGCGGAGGTGCAGGTTCTTACCAAGCGCATCGAGACCGTGAAGAAGATCGCAGTAGGTCAGGAGAAGATCTCGCAGGCATACGAAAAAGGGAGGCAGGAACGTGAGGCAGAGTTCAAGAAATTGCAGTCCGAGTACGAGCAGAGCATTCGCTCTGTCCTTGCCGCTATGCCTGACGCTTGTTCTTGGAATGACGACGTTGTCGGGATGCTCAACCGTGCGCGTCAAGCCGGACGACCTGCCGCCAATCCCGGCAAATCTCCTGACCCCTTGCCCTCCGCTCGATCCGCTTACCGATGGGAGACCGGAGTCGGTAGCCCGTCAGATTCTCTCGGACGCGAGGGCGTACTTGGAATGCAAGGACAAGCATCGGCTTCTAACTGAAACCGTGAAGTTCAGGGAAACAATTCTTTCCAAAGATTAGGGGGACGTATGGACACCGAAGACAAGAGAAAACTCTGCCGCGCCGCGCTGGACTTGCCAGCGTCTGGCTTCAGTCAGTGGGAAGCCGGGTTCCTGCATGGAGTGACCTACGGCGCAAGGTTTATCTCTGACGAGTTCTACACGAGGTTGCAAAACAAGTTGCCAAAGGACAAGGAGTGACCATGAAAACGCTTGTGATTCTCCCGGCGCTGGCTCTCTTCGCGGGCTGCGCCACCACCAACAAGGACTACCTCGCCATGCTCACTGCCCAGCAGGCGGTAGCAACGCAGAACGCCGAGGCAGTGAAGGCTCGGTTCAACGCCATGTCGCAGATCGCCCAGACCGGGGACGCATCCTCGAGGACCGCCGCCGTGATGGCGATGGCAATGGTCCAGACCCCGCACGTCAACCTACCCCCTCCGCCAGAAAGCGAAGTGTTCAAGTGGGCGTCGGTGCTGGTCCCGGCAATCACCAATTTGGGCGCGAACTTCTTTACCTACAGGCTGGGCGCAATCAACTCGAACAACGCTGCCAGCACGACCACGGCGGCGTACAACACGTTTGGTTCCATTGC